TCCTAGGCGAGCGGACTCTATTTCCGCTGACCATTTTTAGCATCTCTTCTTTATTCGATATCGCCTTGTATTGGTCGTATCTTTCTTGATTCTTCAAATACGAGTCTATCGTGTAGTCCCTCGTAGAGTGGGAAAAACTCAGGACAATGGTATTTATTCTATGAATCTTTCTACCATATATTTTCTTGTATGCTCTCAGCAAAGCATTGTCTTCATACCCCCACCCAACGAATCGCTCATCCCAACCATTTAGTTGGTGGAACACCTCAACTGGGAACACCCATAGCCCACCTGGAGTATTCTGTAGCACTAACTGTTCAAAGTCCTTATGCTTTATCTCACCGCCAGCAAGTATTTCTTCGCTTTCTTTATCGCTAAGTCGGACATATCCCTTAGTCATACTTGCCACCCCAAATGTCGCCAACTCAAAAGCCTTTTCCAACTTAGGTCTGTCGGTGATAATCGTGTCAGCATCTATAACCATAAGGATGTCGACACCATCGTTTATGGCGTCTAAGCACCCACGATTTCTTGCCTCAGATACATTGAACTGCTGTCCAACGCTGTCGCTTATATAGATAGGGATGTCGACGAACTCGGTTTTCAACCAGTTATGGACATACTCGAAAGACCGTTCTCTCTCGGAGTTCAGCCTAAGTGGTACTACTATTCCTATTTTCATTGTCCCCTCGGTAAGAATCGAACTTACGACAAACGGATTAGAAGGCCGCTACTCTATCCACTGAGTTACGAGGGGTTTGGAGCCTCAGGTCAGGATTGAACTGACGACCTACCGCTTACAAGGCGGTTGCGCTACCACTGCGCCACTGAGGCCAGACCTATTTTTTAGTTATCGGACTGATGGTAAAGACTTTTACTCCCCTTATTGCTTCTATGCGAGCCTGGCGTTTCCCCATACCCATCTTCACTAGGAGCGCATAGCCTTTTTTTATTGGCAGGGTCTCCCAATGGTCGTATGTCTCGACTTCGCGCATCAACGGCCTTTCTCAGCGTCGCGTCTTTCTTTGTAGCACTTAGGGCAATAACTTCCCTTGAATCTAATTCTATGCTTGCGACAGGGATAACCTAGGTTGATTCTCATCTTGCTCCCCGACCAGGACTCGAACCTAGAAAGCCGACTCCAAAGGTCGGAGTGTTGCCATTACACCATCGGGGACTAATCACAGTTCTTCTCTACTTCCTACAGCAAGCATAAGCAGGTCAATCTGCTCAATTGTGTCAGCACAGTATCCCTCCCACTGGCTTTCTTCAATAGTAAGAAGTCTGGCACGCTCGTTAGTCAGTATCTCTAGGACACGCTCACGCTCTGCGTTAGTTCCAACAAGTGTGGCTAGTCTTTCGGCTAACTTGTAGCCAACACCAACCCCATCTTCCCAACCTTGCTCATAAGCAGGATTGGTGAACCACCTAAACGCTCGGCTGGTGGCCAGCCTCTTCACTAGCGTCTCTAGCATCTCTCTCCTCTAGTTCCTTGAGCACCCATTGGAGAGCACCGATGAAACCATCGTCTTGTGTTTTCCATAGTAGTTCAGTCTTGATGATTTCGCGAATTGCTTCCCGTTCCTCAGCAACCCCAGTTTGTTTCCAAGAAACAGCGATTTCTTTGTAGTCGTACTTGTCTATTTCTACCTTAGGACCGTCGACGATTTCGCTTTGATGATTTAGGGCTTTGCTCACCGTCTCGGCGAATACCTGAGATTTGTAGCCTAGGCTGGCTAAGAGTTTTTCTGCAAACTTCTTTTCTTCCATCTTCTTTCCAATTTCCTTTGGATTGCTTTTTCTGTGGGATTAGTGTATTTCTTTATATACATTATACCAATACCATTTATCAGTATGAATATCCCAAAGTAAGCGATAGATAGCCAACCTAATGTAGTCATTTTGTCTCCTTGTATCAAAAGTTATATAATAATGTATCGTTTTTCGTACAGAACTCTGGTATAAACCTAAACCTAAGTTTATACATCTCTTAGGTGCGTAGGCTCTTTAAAGGATTTAAGTGATGACAGAGGATACCTCCAGCCACCGATAGACGGGTCAGCGAACTCTTCTTTCCCGATGACATCGTCTGCCATAACCCAGCCATGAATCTCTACCTCAGAGAAAAACTCCTCGTCTGGAACATAACAGCCAACGATTGCTTTGCCAGCATCTTTTCTCCAGATAGGAACTTCGCCACGGGTGCGAACAGTTCGGACTTCCATATTGCCGCCCACATCAGCCAAGTGCTTTCGGTGCGGGTGTAGGTAGTTAGCGTAGACGGGGTAGTTGAGCGAGGTGTTTGTTGCTTTGGCAACAGCCATCTCCGCGGTGATTGTTCTGGTGTTAGAGGTTAGGTCGTGTTGAAGCGAACCGTTCTTCTTCCCCTCAGCATAGTTAGGTCGGTCTTCACTGCCGAACTTCTCAAGCCAGAGTTCAGTAGCCATATTCGCGCATCGTCGAATTTCATCTTTTGTCATTTTTACTGTGAACATCTATACATAGTATCACCCGACACTTAAAAGTAAAAGCCCCACTCCCAGAGAGGTAGGGAGCGGGGCTTAGAGCGTGTAGCAGGAATTGAACCTACACCCACAGTTTGGAAAACTGAGATTCTACCGTTGAAATACACACGCGGGTACCACTCCAGATTGCTTTTGCCTGATGAGGCTCCAGCGTGGAGTGGTGTTGAGTAAGTGGATTGCGTTTTACCACTACTGCCTAGCCAGCGGTTCTCTGTGTACCGCTTTGAGCAGACATCCCGTTTGGTCGCTAAACCACTCCGCTAAGAGCCGAGACTGCATTTCTCCCCCACTGGCGGTGGGAGCGATTCTGCCATACTCCAGAGCAACCGTCGCCACTCTGTTTGTGGGTTGCTGGGTCTTGAACCCAGTGTCTGCCTTGACAGACAACCCGCCCTCGCCTTTTCAGTTGAGAGGTCGTCTTTACTATCCAGTAAAGCCGATTATTTATAACAATAATCATAGACCATCATAAAGTCAAATTCAGTCGTGAACTGACTCGCTGCGCACACTTTTCTTTACTAGGGTGTTGAGTACTGGGATACCTAAGCATCTCTTCGTCTCACGGATTCTTTACTAGGTGGTGTCGCTAGGGACTGCCTAACTAATTGCACTTTGAAGTTATGACTCTTTGATGGTACACAATGCCACTGACATTGTCAACTACCTTTTGCTGCCCCACCTGGACTCGAACCAGGAACCTCGGAATTAACAGTTCCTTGCGCTGCCAATTGCGCCATAGGGCATTGGTTGACCTAGTACTGACTTCCACCAAGTTTGGACCTTGGCTTCAGAGGTTCCCACTCTTGCGAGTCGTCTCAAGTTTTCACTCTGCTGGTTGGTCGTGTGGACTCAGCAGTAAAGAGCCTTTGGTGGAGATGCGGGGAATCGAACCCCGGTCCTAACATAGTCTGTTTGTTCTTCTACACGCTTAGGCTTTACCAGCCACGGTACTGCGGGGTACTACGGGTACTGCGTGTTCTCTTTATTTGAGACCTAGATGCTCAGCGAGAACTACTGCTTTTCTAGGGGCTTCAAGCAACTATCAGGCTGCTAGAGCGAATGCGGAACGAGATTCAGCATTTATATTTTTTAGCGGGTTCAAGAGATACCGCCATCTCTGCGTGCTTCACCAAACTTCAGATGCCAGTCGAAACCAGTCATCCCCATTTGTCTCTATTTAGTTGTAAAGAAAGAATAGCACACTTAGTTAGTTTTGGTAACTAGGCGACGCTTCTCTGGGTCCCAAACCTTAGGGCGCTTTTTGTACGCCTTTTTCTTTGAACTCAGTCTGTCGTCGTTAGCACCTTTTGCTGCTGGCTTACCGCCACCACTACCCTTTGCCATTTCTTCCTCACTCTAGATGATTGCTTATAAATGGTATCACAATATGTTCGCTGTGGGCTTATTGTATTGATTTGCTATCTAATAAAACTTATGTCTATAATCAGGTATAAAGGTTTCAACCAAATGACAAATACAAAAGGAAACAACAGATGAAGAACAACCAGTTAGTAGAAGTTTACGCTCCACTTCTGATTGACCTACTGCCACTAGCACGACAGGCATACGGGTCTAGAAACACCAAGTCGCCACAGCACGATGCTAGTCGTGAGTACACCCGCTTGCTAGTCGAGTACTACAACCAAGGTGGCTCACTCATCGCTATCGCTCAAGCAGTTGGCGTCACATACGCTGGCGTTCGCCGTCGTGTAACCACCGCTGAGATTTCACCAGCGACTAAGCGTGTCCGTAGCAAGGCTACCCCAGAGCAACTAGCCGAAGCAGTAGCAAGAATCAAGACTGCTAAAGAGCAGAGCGTTGAGGATTATCACGAGGCTCTTCGCCACGAGTATGAAGACAATGGAATCTCGCTGACCAAGATTGCTAAGGCTCTTGGCTTGAGTTCCTCTAACCCTCTCTACTACGGAGTGGCACGGACCAAAATCAAAAAGGCATAGAAGTCTTAAAAATGAAAACCCCCTGGCGCTAACTAGGGGGTTTTCTATTTAGTTATGGCAACTTGGTCGTACTCCTAGTTGTAAGGAAATACTAGCAGATTTTTACTCTGAGGCAGACTTTTTGCCACGAGCAACTTCAGCCTCAGCAGAAGATGCAAATGCGATGTTGATTTCGTCTTCGTCTAGTACACCGTCTACAACATAAGCACGGGCTAGAGACTCAGCGACTTCCATAATTCCAACGAAAGCGGCGATTAGGGCTGACTGCCAGAGTTCAACGCCACCGATAGAACCAGCAGCAAGAACAGCACTGACTTTGAGGATTACAAGAGCGATAGTTCTCTTGAGGATTGTTTTTAGAATATTCAAGGTTTCTCCCTGGGTAGATGTTAGTTAATAGACCTCTCTCCCAAGGGGTAATACTATTTTACCGCTTTTTGCCAATGGCTATTTGGACCACATTTACATTTTCTTTCTTAGCCTTTTGTAGCATAAGGCGTCGCTCACGCTCGGTAGTCCCACCCCAAATG